CTAACCTGTCAGCAAGAGGAATTAACAGCAGTTACGGTGCTTGTTACTACCCTTGGGTCCAAATTAGAGACACCATAAGCGATAGTTTGTTATTCGTGCCACCCTCGGTTGTTGCACTGGGCACACTTTCAAGCGCCCAGCGTAATTCCGAACTTTGGTTTGCTCCCGCAGGATTTACTCGCGGAGGTCTGACTGAAGGTTCGGCAGGAGTGCCAGTTATTCAAACTCGCGCACGATTAACTTCTAAAGAGCGCGATGATCTTTATGAGGCAAACATTAATCCAATTGCAACATTCCCAGCAGAGGGAATTGTAATCTTCGGTCAAAAGACCTTGCAAGTTACACCATCTGCACTTGATAGAATTAATGTTCGTCGTCTAATGATTTTTATTAAGAAAGAAATTTCAAGAATTGCAGCGACCATTTTGTTTGATCAAAATGTCCCAGCAACTTGGAACCGATTCTTGTCCAGGGTTGACCCATTCCTTAGAAGTGTTCAATCCAGACTTGGTTTGACAGATTACCGAGTGGTTCTGGACGAAACCACAACAACACCAGAGTTGGTTGATAGAAACGTCATGTACGCCAAGATCTTCTTAAAACCCGCTCGCGCAATTGAATTCATCGCTCTTGATTTTGTGATTACAAGAACGGGTGCAGGATTCGAGGATTAATAAAGAAGACACTATATATTATAACAGGAGACTAACAAATAATGTCAAAATCAAACTTTTGGTTAAATCCAGAATTCGAACCAAAAAGACAATTTCGATTTTTGGTTGAACTTTCACTCGGAGGTCAAAACTTGCAATTCCTTGCTCGTTCTATTGATCGCCCATCATATGAAATCTCTTCAAATGATCACCAATTTTTTAATCACACCTTTCATTACCCAGGTCGTGTCAATTGGAGTTCTATCGATTTGACCTTGGTGGATCCTGTTAGTCCAAACGGTGCCCAGCTTCTTTATCAATACCTTTCTAATATTGGGATTGAAAAGCCAACAAGCGTTAATGCTGCTATCGGCACAACTATTACAAAAGAATCTGCAATTAACGGTCTCGGAAATCTTGTAATTAAAGAGATGGGAACATTGCCAGGGTCTCCCGAAACTATCGTTGTTGGAAACTGGCAATTACTTAATGCTTTCTTAACTAACGTTAGCTTTGGTTCACATGATTATGGTTCCGAGGAAATGGTTGACATTACTCTTTCAGTTCAATACGACTGGGCTGAATACCAACGTGGTGATGTTGTAGCTCGCGGCGGTTAATTTTTTTATAGAAAACTATTTAAAATATAACACAGATACGTTATACTGTGTATAGACTATTTTAAAGAGGTGTAAATGTCTAGAAATAAGCAGCGCACTGCTGCTGCCAAGGATGCTACCGCTGCCACTACGGCACCAACAACTCCAGCAGCACCAGCATCGCTTTCATATGTAACTCCAACAGAATTTGTTGAGCTTCCTTCTCGTGGAAGATATTATTCCACAGATCATCCTTTACATGGCAAAGATGTGATTGAGATGAGGTACATGACAGCAAAAGACGAGGATATTTTAACTTCGCCCGCTTTGCTTAAAAATGGTGTCGCAATTGATAGGTTGATTGAAAACTTAATTGTTGACAAGAGTGTAACAGCAGGTAGCTTGCTTCTTGGAGATAAGAACGCTGTAATTCTTGCAGCAAGAATCTCCGGCTATGGAGAACAATACGAAGTAAATCTTAACTGTCCATCTTGTGGAGTCGAATTGGAACACTCATTCGACTTGTCTCAAATTCCACATAATTATGGAATTCAGCCAGACGATGACACGGAAAATGTAATTCTAACACCAGAGGGCACCTTCAAGGCAACACTGCCAAAGACTAACTTTGTTGCCGAGTTTAGACTATTGTCAGGAGCAGATGAGACATATCTCGAAAAAGCAGCGTCTAAATTAAGAAAACTAAATTTACCAGAATCTTCATCTACAGCGTTGCTCAAGCAGCTTGTTATTTCTGTTAATGGAGTAAACGTGCCATCTGAAGTCGCGAACTTTATTGATAACATGCCAGCACAGGACGCTCGTTTTCTTAGAGCATGTGTACAGGTAGTAACCCCTAATGTCGATATGACTCAGGGTGTTGAGTGTTCGTCTTGCGGAACGGTATCCGAAATGGCGGTGCCGTTCACTTCGGACTTTTTTTGGCCTAACTAGTGAGTACATGGCAGAAGTTTATGAGCAGTTCTTCTATTTAAAAATGCACGGAGGATGGAGCTTTATCGAGGCTTATAACCTCCCAGTTAAGCTACGCAATTGGTTTGTTAGAAGACTATCAGATCATTTCGAAGAAGAAAACAAAGCTTATAAGAAAATGCATAGTAAAGGGTATTAATAAAAACGGGCAAGAAATGCCCGTTTCTTTTTGTGTGTAACTATTTATAAGAGATAAGTATACTTGGAGGTCTATATAATGAACGAACCAAATGATTTGGTGCCAATTGAAATTAATTTAAATCCCAGTGAGGCAGATCTGCTTAGTGAGAGTTGGCTTGCGATGATGGGTGGAGCAATTGAGACAATCCTCGGTGGTATGTTTGGTGGACGTTCTGTGCCCGTTAGGATATCCGGTACAAGAAAACAAGTAGACTCTTTTAAAAGTGCTCTTGGTAATGAGGCAAGATATCTCAAAGCAATGAAGCGCTATGGCTTAGATAAGCCAGAGACACTTAGAACAAAGGCGCAACTTGATCGCGCGATTAAATCTTTTGAAAAAGAGACAGGTATCAAGTGGCCATTTAAGTAGGAGGGTTTTAAGTGGCTGATGACAATGAAATAATTAAGATTCAGGCGGAAATTGAACGCCTCAAGGCAGCACAGGCGGCAGCCCGAGATACTGGAGATATTGAAGCCTCCGCCGCGATCACTGCCGAGCTTGAAGCCCAGGTCGAAACTCTTGAAAGGCTTGTCCGATTAACAGAAGAGCACAATAAGAAACTTGAAGAAAAAGCTGCCAAACAGAAAGCAGTAAACGATGAAGAGGCTCGTGCTAAACAAGTTACTGAAAGCTTTGAGAATGCGCTTAAAAAGAATATTAAAACACTAACAGGTGTAACAGAACAATCTGATTCACTAATCGGTTCTTTTGTTCGCATGGCACAGGAAGGCGAAGGTGTTAAAGGTGCGCTTGAAAAACTGCGCGACACCCTCGGAGAAGTTCTAACCGCTCAAAATTTAGCCACCTCTGTAGGAGAGAAGTTTGCTGAAGGTACAATTTCCGTAGCGGTCGCACTTGATAGTGCAACAGCCGGATTTGCGAAAGCAACAGGATTAGGTAAAACATTTAATAGTCAAATCATCGATCTTGAAGCTTCTAATCGTCGATTTGGTGTTAGCGCTGCTGAGTCTGCTGCTTCATTTGAATCGCTTGTGGGTGGTCTGTCTGGATTTACACTGATGGGTGCCGACGTGCAGAACGCCCTTGCAACAGAAGTTGCTCAATTAAGTGAACTTGGAGTTGCTGCTGCTGATAGCACTGGTGTTTTGCAAAGCTTAACAAGAACTTTTGGAATGAATGTAGACGAAAGTCTTGCATTTACAAAACAAACTGAAACACTTGCTCAAGAGCTTGGTATATCTTTAGGCGAAGCAGTAAATAATCTTAATTCTGCCTTGCCTCAATTAGCATCACTCGCAGCAGATCAGGTTGCAGGTGCTTTTGAAGACTTACAAAAACGAGCAGTTGAAACAGGATTAGCAGTTAACGACTTAATTGGTATTGCGGGAAAATTTGACACATTTGATTCAGCCGCCACGGCTGCTGGTAATTTAAACGCAGTCCTCGGTGTACAGACATTTGACACAATGAATCTTCTTGAGGCTCAAATGGAGGGACCGGATGCAGTTGTCGAGCAACTTCGTCAAGGTCTGTTGGGGTCTGTTAGTAGTTTTGAAGAATTAACAGTATTTCAAAGAAAA